AAACAATTTGATCCACTATATCGAACATCTGCGGTTGGTACATATTTGTTACCAAATAGTTACAGAAAACTAAAACCACATCGTTCGTGGTGGTCTATATTCATACCAAGAAATATATTCATTCCAGTAAGATTTGCAAATATGTTCAAGTCTCTGAGAAAGAAATCAAGAGATCTTTATGGAGGAAAGGGTGTATTCACCGCAAATCCACAATACTGGAAAAATTGGTATGGTACAGAGTTTCAAGACTGGATTGCGTTGGCAGACAGAAATAGCATAGATGTAAATAACCTACTCGGGGATAAAGACATATCGATATTCTTACAGGATGCTGATGCGTCTACTTACATTAACCCAGTGAAATCATCAACTCTCCCAGCAGGAATTAAGAAGTATTTTAATGATTCATTGATGCATTATCTTTCTGGTTCTGCATTACTTTATAGACCCAATCTTGTTACCCAAGATCTTTGGAAATATGATTTGAGTGGAGAAACAGAATATGGTCTTATTACTCCACCTGTTGATACAGAATATGAATTCTTTGATCGTAATTTTTCAATGCAATTTGTTGTGTTTGCTAGAGGAAGTAGATCGTGTAAAGAACTAGGACTAAAATGTGCAAATCCAAACACACCTCCTTTTATAAATTCAGAAGGTTGTGAACCAAATGATCCATATTGTAATTGTCCAGCACAGGACAGAATGCCGACAGAGGCAGAACCAACATACCTTGAACTCTATAAATTGTACCAAGAACTTTCGGAATGTAAATCTATAGAAGAAAACTTAGGTTCAGATTGGTTAGGATGTGAATGGTCAGATCCAGATTCGCCTTGCAGTTGCAATTGCCCAGAACAAGGAAAATATTTCAATAAATACTTAGAATACACCAGAACATATTGTACATTCTGGGAAACAGAGCATAAAACTCCACTTCTGAGAACCGCACAGTTAGAATTGCTCAATGCTCAAAGAATGACAATAACAATTGCACCAAACGATCTAGTCAAAGTTGGTTCAATTATAGAAATATTTGTACATAATTTTCCAAATTTAAAAAATAAGTTTAGAAGAATTTCTGGTAAATGGTTAGTTACTGGAATCAGTCACTCATTCAACACTTTAAGAAATTATACTTTAACTTTATCATTAGTCAGAGATTCTGTCGAATATGACGTAGAAGAAGCAAATAAACCTGAATCTATATTTGATCCAAACATTTATAATAAGATGCACTAAATATCAATATGATAAACAGAAATTTAACATATAGTGACATTCCGTTCATCATGACTAAAAATCCATTTACTAATGATTTAAATTTAGTAAAAGATGTCTATGCAATAAAACAATCGGTAAAAAATATTGTTTTAACTATACGAGGAGAAAGACCATTTAATTATAGACTTGGTGGAAATCCTAAAAATTTTCTCTTTGAAATACTAGACACCATGACAAGCATACAATGCAAAAATTTAATTGATAATGCAGTTTCAACTTATGAACCAAGAGTAGAAATTAAAGACATAGCAATTCAAGATAGACTGTCAAATCCAAATAAAATAAATATCATCATAGTTTATAACATACTTGAATTAGGAATCGTAGACAGTGTTTTTGTATCTCTAGAAAGGACAAGATAAGTGTCATCTCGCAAACCACCAACCACTCTAGGAAAACTAGAATTCTTAGATATTAAGAAAAGTTTAATTGATTATCTAAGATCGCAATCTGTCTTTTCTGGATATGAATTTGAGGGATCTGCTTTGTCAACACTAGTAGATCTAATGTCCTATAACACATATTATTATGCTTTATATTCAAACATGATTGCTAATGAGGCATTTTTAGATTCTGCGCAAAGAATAGAGTCTCTAATATCTTTGACAAAACCTTTAGGATATACGATTCCTTCAAAAACAGCAGCAAAATGCAAAGTTGCACTTTCAGGAATTTCAGAAGGAACAACTATAATACCAAGAAAATCTGTTTTTTATGGTAAAAACTCTGAGGGAACTCAGTTTAAATTTTATAACCTAGAAGATGTTCCAGTAGTAGATTCGCAAACAGATTTCTTTTACATATATGAAGGAAAGAATTTTGTTGAGGTGGAAGCAGTAGATTTAATCGATATAGAAAGACAAAGAATTGTAATTTCTGATGACAATTTTGATTTAGAGACATTAAAGGTAATAGTGACCGATCCACAGTCAGATGTAGACGAAGAATGGACTAGAATTGATAACATTGGATATTCAAATACAGTCGAAGAAAAGATTTATTTTGTTGAAAGAACTGAGACTGGTTTTATTTTATCATTTGGTCTTTTAAATTCAGTTGGTAAAAATATAACAGAAGATGTTAGATCTGTAAAAATTACATATTTGACAACAAATGGAAGTTTGGGAAATAACATAACTTTATATACTTCTTTATTTGGTAATGTTGTTGTTTTTGATGGAATTCCATCTTTTGGTGGAAAAGATGATCCAAGTCTGGGATCTATTAAATTTTTAGCACCAAAATGGTTTGCATCGCAAGAAAGAGCAGTAACAAGCACAGATTACAAAGCACTTATTTTAGAAGCAGGATTTTTTGCAAGTGAAAATGAATTTAATGTGTATGGTGGCGAAGAAATTGTTCCACGAAGATATGGAAGAGTCTTCATAACATCTGTCAAACAACCATCCGAAGTTTCGGATATGATGCAATTCATAAAAGAAAGAAGTGTGATCACAGTATTACCAGAATATGTTGCATCAACTCCACTAGTAGTTTATGTTGATTTTACATTTAGATTTAATGATGGTGTGCCAAGAACATCTTCACAAAAACAAGAGATAGCAAATCGAATTAAATCACTGTTTAATCAAATTTACGGATCTGGCAATCGATTTAATCTTTATTTTAGTGCAAGTGAATTTGTTGATCAAGTTAAATTACTATTACCACAAGTTGAAATATCACCAGACGATTTTAAAATATACGTCGAGCAAACAGTAAATGCTACACTTTCGGATTATGTTTTCAATCTTCAGAATGAAATTGATATAGGAAATGCACCTTTACTTAGATTTACAGAACCATTTATGTCAACACAATCAACAGTGCCTGTTGTGTATGCAGTTGATAACGATACACCATTTCTTCAAAAACCATTGAAACTTTTATCATCAGACTTAACAACCGTTGTAAATTCAAATGTTGGAAATGTAAATATAGAAACAGGCACTGTGTTAATTAAATCTAAGATTATGAAAACTCCAACTAAATTTACAATACCGTTTAGACAAAAAACAATTAAAATTGGGTTAAATAACTTAGTATCTTTTTCAATTAAAAACATCACGATAGCATAAAATGATTCCAGTAATATCAACACAGATTCCAGTAGAACAGCAAACTGAAAAAGTTGGATTTAAACTTACAAGTTTATATTCTAATCTTGAAGTGTTGAATCAATTATTTTTTGGTGATTGCAATACAGTCAAGGATATAACAGATCAAATTCCTCTGTGGATAATACACGAAAAAGAACAAACAGAAGAGCAGGGACAAACAGCAATTACTATTTTTGACTTTTTGCAAAAATACTATGACTGGTTATATTGCGATTCGGAAAAAGGTTCTGGGTATCAACTAGGACTTAGTTTGTTGGATTTAGTCGATATCGATAAAACAAGAGATCAATTTGTTCAACGATTAGCAGACATATATGCAAATGGCATAGAGTCTTCAGCATATGCTGATAATGGTGGAAAAATACAAACAGAAAGTGCTAGAAACTTTGTACACAACATAAGAAAGAATTTCTATCAGAAGAAAACCACTCTTGATGGAATTCGTTACTTCTTTAAGACTCTTTTTGATGTTCCAGAAGAGCAAGTAAAGATAGAATATCCCAAGAAGTATCTTCTTCGTTTAAATGGTGGAAGATTCAGCAATAGCAATTTTTACTTTCCTGGTGGAACTGGATCGTATGAACTATTGCAGACTTTGAGTGGAAGTTGTCTTAATTTTTCTAGAATACAAGATGGTAATTTCTTTCAAGATTATTCATATCTTCTAAAAACTGGAATCAAATCAAGTTACTATAAAGAAACATACAAGACACTAGCACATCCAGCAGGATTGCGGGTCATATATGAAAAATCATTGGAAGATTACAGTGGTCCACAAACTGACTACGACTTTACACTTATATGTGAAAGAACATATCTAAGAAATTATGCACCTTATGGCATTTCATATGAATACACAACATCAATAGGTGCGTGTGGTGGAACTACATATTATGGTCTAGATGTATGCACTGGATGCACTGGGTATACTGGATTTACTGCACCCACACACGCATTCCCAAACTGGAATACAACTACAATTCTTGGTTATAACTTCAAAAATGTAGTATTGCGTGATTTCTTTGATATATGCTACGATGGAGATGAAAAGGTAAGTCCAAATATTGGATTGACATGTTCTACATGTATAGAAGAAGAAACATAAGAGAAAACAATGAGTAATAAAACAGAAAATGTCAAAACTTTTATAAATCAGATTGGAAAAGAAAATCAATTGTTTTTATTTGTTGGTTCAAATGACACCGACTCTCAATCTAATTCGTTTGAAACAGAAATAGAGACATGGAAATATTCTGACTTTTCAATAAAGATCGGAAAAGATAATATCATACCAGTAGTACCAAATGTAAAGTGGACCAAGAAAAGAACATATACACCATGGAATGCGAAGACAGAAAACTATGGTAATTTTTATGCATATAATGATATAAACGGATATGTCTATCTTTGCATTTCTGACAATAGAGAAAACAGAGAAGACTTCATAGGTAAGAATGTATCCAACAATGCACCCTCCCATACGGTTGGAGATGTAACATACGATGATGGTTATACCTGGAAAGCGTTGTACAAAATTACACCTAACATTGAGAAATTTGTAACTGAGCAATGGATTCCAGTAGTTAGTTTTGATATATTTGAGAATTTAGATAAAGGTTCTTTGTTTTCTCAGATGCAATCTTTCTGTTCACCATCCACAACAAAGCAGTCTGGAAACTGTGCAATTTATTTTAAACAAAATATAAAATATTTGTCACATACTGGATCAATCGTCAATGGAGTAAAAGGAAATCTATATGAATATTTTTCAATGGAATGCCATGATTGCTATAATACATTTAAAGACCATCCATATTTCATTGCCGATTTTACAACAGGGACACCAAGTTCAACAATAACAATCAAAGACACATACGATCTTGTTGGAGAACTTATAGAACAGAAAAAAATATCAATAGCATCTCCATATTTTTACTTATACCAGGTAAATAAAAACTCACCAGATGAGGGTTACATTGTATCGGCAAAGATTGATTTAGATGGAGTGGACCTAGAAAATCTTGCAGTAACTAAAGCAAATCCAGAATTAACAATATACAGCAACACAGGATCTGGGGCGTCAATAAGACTTAAGACTTTTAATTCTGCGATCAATAATAAAATTTACATTTATGGCATTGAAGTGTTATCTCGGGGATCTGGTTACAAAGATATTAGTGTCACTTTAGACTCTGCTTCTCTAACAGGAAGTTTAACTATTGCTCAATTGATGGCAAAAATTAATATTAATCTGGACGAAATTGATGGTCTTGGATTTGATCCAATGAGAGTATTAAATTGCAAGCACTCTATGATTGATGTTAGAGTAGATAAACCAACACTAGAAACATCAAATCTGTCAATACCAACGCATATTAATTTCTATAGTTTAGTTCAAAATCCCAAAACAGACTCTAGTTTTGATACAATTGCTGGTGCAACAGAAAATAAATACTTATCTACGCTATACAGAACCACAGTTGAATTGACCGTGACCGTTCCATCAAGTGTTGGTGGTTCTCCGATATTACCACAAATTGACACTCAATCGATAGCAACATTAACTGATAACACAACGATTAGAAATATTCAAATATCCAAAATAACTCCACCAATAACATCTGGAGGAACAGGAAAATTTGAAATTAAAGGTCTTGAATACGATCAAGCATCAACACTGGTTGGTGCTAATCTAGTAGCAAATAATGTAAATTATAATGTGTCGAGTGTCAGTGCAACTCCTGTATTTGTTCAATATACAGGTAAAGTTCTTTCCTCAAATAAAACAACAGAGATACCAATTCAAGATGCAGACACAGCATTGATCCGTATAAATATGGTAAAAGGAATGTAAAATGGCACTTTCACCTCTAAATACTGATAATAGAAATTTTCCATTAAGTGATGCTCCCTTCTTGAGTAGAGTGTCGGAGCATTATGAGAGTGGCAAAAACTATGCCATGATATCCTTTAATCCTGGATTTGCTCTACAAGCGGCAGAGTTAAATGAGATTCAAGAATTATTTTTCATGAATATGAATTTAACGCAGAGAATGAATTCAAATTGGATTCAAATTTCTGGAGCACAAACAACACCATTCTATGCTCCATACTGGGAAGGTCTTATCCCCCTCACACCATCTTACTTAACATCAACATTTGATGGAACTACTTTAACTTTTTCATATTCTCTGAGTGCAGGATGGTATCTGTATACTGATAAGACAAGTAAACTTAGTTTTTGGGTTTACAATAACACAACATTTACGCAGTCAAATATAACTGCT